ATGAATAGGTTAAATAGCACTGACTTATTGGCGTTTGTTTTAATGACGATACTGCTTTTAGAAATTGACTTTAACAACATGACTACATTAAGCTGGATTGGATTAGTAGTAAGTGTATTATGGTTTATACTCTTTATTATTAAAATAATATTACCAGCAAAGGAAAAGAAGTGATGCAATGAAGGATTTACCGAAACTTTATTCTAAAGCCGACCTTGCTCGGCGTTGGAATGTAAGTAGACAAGTAGTTAAAAATTGGGAGTTAAGACATGATGATTTTCCGCAACCAGTTATGTGGGTGCATGATAACTCCCTCCCTCTTTATTTAGAGGAAGACATCAAAGAATACGAAGGGAAAAGAGGGTTGCCAAAGGAGGGATCGAAATGAAAATAGGCATGCGTAAGCCTAGCCTTAAAAAGCGTGTAGCTGCTAGGACAAGCATAAAAAGGCAAGTTGTCCATCGTGCAGGCGCAAAAATGCCTAAAGGCTATGGATGGGTACGCAATCCTAAAAAAGCAGCATATAATAAGGTATATAATAAAACAACATTTGATGTATTTAAATTGATTAAGAAGTTGTTTAAATAAATTATAAAAAGCCCTGTAGTAAGGGCTTTCTTTTTTAATAAACTTAATAAATCACAAAAAATTTTCTTGTCTTACCATTTTCTCAATATATTTAACAGCTTTCACTTCATTTTTTTGTTTATATGCATAAAACTTATGTAGTAGCCTATTAAATTCATTAGGGATGATAGGCTTCCTATGTTTATAAATAGATTTATGTAGATCGTTAAAATAGTCTATGGTATATAATTCATCTAACTTTAAAAAAGATGGTTGATCTAGAGGGGGAAAATATTTCTTTATCTTCTCGTTCGAAGGATAAAGTAACTTTTTCTCTTTCCCTCTAGTCGATGATATGTTAAGAAGATCAAGAGTTCCGTTATTTTTATCTATTACAAGAAATGGTCTTTTCGCATTACATGGGGTTCCGTTAGCAAACGGAAGTTGAAGAGCTAGTACATAACCAGGGGTAATCAAGATATAATTAACCCTTGCTCTTTATCCATAGTCACCGTATATACTTCATCTGAACACTTCAATTCTCCCAGTTTTGCTAATATCTTTTCGTCTAAGTGTATTTCACTTGAGTTATAATAAAATGTGACCCCATTTACTACTTCGTAATTCATATCATCCTCATTCTCGCAATATGCTTCTAACATTTGTTTTACGTTTCTCACATCTTCCAAAAACAAACCATCTAACGGATTAATAACATTTTTTTCTCTTATATAACGTCCAGGCTGATCAGTTTGCGATTCTTTAAAAGGCACTTTCCAACTAACAAATTCATGATTCAAATCCGAAAGTTCTTTCGCGTTCATATCGCCGAATATTTCTGACGTTAAATTTAAAGTATAGTCGACTTCAGGGCTGTTAAATCCTTCAAAATCCTCTGCTTGATCTACTAGTTGATCTAACTCGTTTCTATAAGTCAAGCGAACATCGTTAATAACAGTTCCGTTTTCGTAAGCCTTCATCTCTTCAGAGAATAATATTTTATTGTGATTCGCATAATGAATAAGTTGAGAAAAATATAACAGCTTCTGCAATTTCATATTGCCATCAAAAGTGTTCCTAGGGGAATCAAGTTTATGCTTTATAAACCACTTAGCGACATCAATCGCTTTAACTTCTCCCAAAACTATACCTCCTCGAAATTTCAGAAATTTTATTCAAAATAAGTCTATATGCTTATTATAGTACAAAAAATTAATTTTTAAAACATAATTAGCTAATTTTAGGTAATTTTTGGTACATTATCATCTGTTTATTTACTAGTATATGCACCAATTTCATTTAATCCACACATCCATAATGCATTCAAAAGGCAAACGTTGCCCAGCTATACTTATGTATTTATTTTGTTTATTGATACTGGTTATTTTACCTTTTGCCTTATAAAAATTATGCATATCAAAATACTTTAATTCGACAGTTAAATCATTAGCTACAGCCATCAGTAATTTTGTGTTTATTTCCTCTTGTTGTTGTTCATCTAATATGGGTTTTTCCTTGTGTTCTTGTTCTTCCCACATCTCCTGCAACATCTCTATATGTTCTGGCATCATGATAGATGTCCATTTGATTGTACCTCGATCATTAACCATTATGAAACAACCTTCTTTCTTACTTTTCCAGCGGATAAAATATTTTCAATGTTAAATGTTCGCACTTGTTTACGATAAAAGCAATAGGCTAAAATACTATTTTCTTTAATTTCAATTACACGTATATAACGCTCTGTCAACTTATTATCGCTATCTATATAAAAAATGATTATCTTTTGTTTACTCTCTATAGACCGTTTAAATAATCCTAACATGATCGCACCACCTTAGAACGTTTGTTCTTATTATAGCATAAAAAGGAACGTGTGTACGTGTTATTTTATGGAAAATGTTTTTGTTGCCCACAACCTTAAAGGATATATAATAGCACTAACAAGATTATTACGTGCTGGAGGTAATGCAATGCCTAGACTTAATTTAAAACCAGGGCAAACATTCAACCACTGGACACTGGTTGAAGAAGCACCTAAAAAAGGTACTGTTAGGTACTGGAAATGTAGATGCGAGTGTGGTGAGGAAAAGACTATACGCCAATCCTCTTTAACTAGCGGAAATTCGAAATCGTGCGGTTGTAAAGCCACGCCTAAAAAAGGAAATGATTTAGCCGGAAAACGATACGGAAGGTTAACTGTAATTAAAAAGCTAGATTATAAAATAGACGGACGTATCGCTTGGCGATGTAAGTGTGATTGTGATACTTATGTTGATGTTAAAGGCATTTATTTAACCACCGAAGAAACGAAGTCCTGTGGTTGCTTAAAACGAGATCAAGATAAAGTAAATCTTAGAGATATGTACAAAGCTAGTTATATTGATGATGTCAACGTCTCCCTTTTAAAGTCTAAGCTACGATCAGATAATAAAAGCGGCGTTAAAGGCGTTTATTATAATTCAAATAAAAAGCTTTGGAATGCTTACATAGGAATCGGCGGCAAGCGATTAGATTTAGGCAGTTTTAAATCCAAAAGCGCTGCTATAAAAGCAAGGAAACAGGCTGAGGATAAGTATCACAAACCTTATTTGCAAGGGCACGATGAAAAAAGATTGAAAAAGTTTTAATTATGCATTGACATGCGTTATCGCATTTGTTATATTATAGATAGTTAATAAATGCGATAACGCACTGGAGGAAAATAAAATGAGAAATAAAATCAAACAAGAAATCATTAGAATTGAAACTGCTCCAATTGTAATTGACGGTAAGGTGTTAAAAGGGAAGCAAAGAATGTCGGACTTTATCGTTGAAAATTTAGAAGGGATTACAGACTTAGGAATGGAACTATACGAAAAGAATCCTAATGCTACTGTTTACCAACTCGCTTACAACTCATTAAAATTAGCTTATGGAAATTAAGGAGGGATTAACATGAATAGAGATCAAAAATTTGGGCGTTTGTTAGCAATAGCAAATGTCCTTAGCAACAAAGTATTCGAAAGTGGTAAGCCGTCTATTGCTCAAAAGCATATGACACGTTTTAGTAAGAAGCCTGCTATGGCTTTCGAAAAAATCCATGCCGAACTTATGGAGTACGCTCCACAGTTTGGTCGGGACGAAATGGAACTGTTTAATATGTTTCAAGAAATTATTGCCGACATGGACGAAAAGGAGTTTAATAACGAGGATCTTAATCCGCAATATTTGCAGGCTTATTATAGCGAACAAGATGCGCTAAATAACATGATTGGTGTAGAAGAGGCTGCAAAGATACTTAATCTATCACCAGGCACAGTAAAAAACCATTGTGCAGAAGGTAAAATAACAGCTAAGAAAATTGGTAAGACGTGGATAATCGACAAGAGGACACTTAATAAGTAAATTCAAGCCTACCCCAATAAAGGAGCAGGCTTTAGCTATTACCTTTTATAAATATAAACCCCAAACAAACCTATGAGTATAAGCCACAACCACCAATATTTAATTAAAAGTTGTCCTTGAGTTAGATTTATAAGATCACTAATAAATTGCATGGTATCAAATCCTTTATTCAATTGCCCCATCCAACTAAGGAGTAGGCTTTTAAATATTTATAACAGGAATACTCTAAATGATGTCGGGCAAACTATTAAAGGATCATGAATTACCCCCATCTCCGTACCTCCCCTCTAAATGAGGGGGGCTTTTTAATATCAATACACGTCTTTCTTACGGACCCAAGACATAATGCCATCCAGTAGCACACGATCTGATTTAACCTGTTTAACCGTGTATGAGTTACCTTTAACAAAGCTTGCAATAGACTCACCCGTTGCAAATTTGCTTGCTGATTTTTTGACGGTTACTTTCTGACCGACGCGGAAACTTTTCGCATTGCTTGCCGACTTGCTTACGCTTTTTCCTCCTCCGTTTAGTCTGCGATTTACTTCGTTTTTTACTTCGTCGTACACTGCTTGGTTAACGCCTAATGACTTACGGCGGTTAGCATGTCCATTACCGTGTTTACCGTCGATGACCTCTCGAGCCATCTGACTGACTGATTTTCTCGGTATTGACGGTATAGGAGATTTTCTCTCTCCCTTCAAACGACTATTTACCTCATCACGTACTAAATTATACTCAGCTTGAGTAATCCCTAATGATTTTCGTCTGTTGTCGTGCCCGTCACCATGTTTACCTGCTATTACTTCATTAGCCATTTTAGAGATGGATTTACTTGCTGGCTTGCTAGGTTTATCAGCTACGGTTGTGCCATCCAAATCTTTAAATTTAACCCCATAATAACGACAAATAGCCTTAGCATGTACTCTAGTCATATCTTTTACATATTGCTTTTGTTTGCTACCAAACACTAAATCAAAGTCCTTGTCACCAGACATAAACCCATTTTCAACCAAAACAGCAGTCATCTTTGTTTCACGGCATATGTGCAAATTAGTCCAGCTATTAGGTTTAGATGCATGCAAGCCATTACCATGCGTGGAGTAACCAGCCTTTGTAATCTCGTCCACAATGATATTAGCCAGCTTTTTGGCATCATTTGCAGTATGCCAATAAAAAACACAACGCCCGTTAACGTCGGGGCTTCCGTTGTAATTAGCATGTAAAGAGTAAACTAGATCAACGCCTTTTGCGTTATAGTAATTGGTCCGTGTGGTTAAACCTACGTCAGGGCTAAAAGGCTTTTGTTTCATCAACGTCTTAAATCCGTTATGCTTTAGTAGTTTGTCTAACTCCACCCCAAGCTTAGAATTAAAATCATGCTCTGCGTAACCTTTTCCGTTTTTATACACTCCCTTACTAGGCGGAAATGTATTAGACCCATGCCCAATGTCTATCGCTACCACTTTAGCCATATTATTTCATCCCCCGATCACGCAAAAACTTATCATTATGCTTACCTTTTTTAGTTACGGGATTATCCTTATACCATGTATAAATAGCCATAACTACCGCCGCAACGGTTGATACAGATTCGTATATTTGATCTTCCGAAAACGGTAATGGATTCCACCCGAATAAAATCAAAGCTTGGTTAAGCAATAAAATCCCTAATACTACTAATCTAATAATCGCTTGTTTCATTTAAAATCCTCCTATTTTTTTATTTTTTAAAGGAAAAACCTCCCATTCTGTCGATAATGACGTAGAAGGGAGGTGTAAAAGATGTCTTTAATCCGTGGTGATATAGCTTCTAAACATAAAGATGAAGCTAAGAGCGACATAGGTAGAATAGTCTATCAACATTTTCAAGAAAGAGACAAATATGAATCTGAAGAAAAATTCGCATCTGATTTGTCTGAAAAAATTATTGATAAAATATTTATTCATAATGCATTTTATACAGAAGAGCTAGTCGTAAAAATGCTTAATGATCTACTTAGCGAAAAGTAATTTCTCTCTCTTTCCTTGCATTTTCGCTATCAAATTGTTTTTTTTACCAAGAATTGGAGGTTGCGTTGTTTGCGCTCCTCCGATTCTTTTAATCTCTTAACCTCTTTTTCAAGCAACAATAGTCTACTTTCCATTTCCTTTTTATCCACGTTCTCACCTCCTTAAAATTTAGCAAATAATAAAGCAATCGCACCGCCTATAATTCCCGTAATAATGGCGGATACAATCGCTTTTGTTATCATACGTCTAATCCATTTAGTATCGTCTTGTATGGATGTGAGAGTAGCTTGTAATGATGTGATTTTTTCGTTTTGTTTAATGTCGCTAAATTTCAAGTTTTCGACATCCGTTTTTATGGTCGTAACACTTTGCTTTAAATCATTAATATCTTGTTGCGTTTTCTCCCTCCACATATCCATATTTTCCAGCTCCTCTTTTGGTTTCATAATTAGCCCCCTGTTACATAAAAATAACGCCATTTAGGCTCGGAAATATTTTTCTGTTCTCTTTTTCTTTTCTTGTAATAAAGCGATTTGCGGTTCTAATTCTTCTGCTGTTCTCGCTATTTTTCTACCGTCTATATAAACTTTCATTTCAGTGTTTTCGTTTTGTTGCTCCATAGCCTTTTTATACCCGTCATTAAAGCCTTGTAAGTAGTCACTCATTTGGGACATCTTCCTCCCCACGTAATTCTTTTAACTTCCGTTCTAATTCCTCAATTTCTTTTTGCTTTTCCTGCTCTTCTGTCGGTATTTCGATTTCCTCTCCGTCTTTTACCTTTAATAACGGATACCCACCCGTCAGCACTAACTCCGTCTTATCAATCTGATCAGCTACGTAATCATCAACATAAAACTGAAATCCTTTACGCACCGGTACAGCACTATTACCGACTGTTACGCTATCTACTATATTTCGATCATCAACCGCAAAAAATACTTTTGTGCGGTTATTGGTATCATTGTTATCGTAAATTTTAATATCCAATATAATCACTCCTTTACACAAAGTCAGTTAGGTAGACTTTTTCCATTACAAACCTCATATTTTCCATTCTGTTCCCCCAACCGCTAGTCCAACCTATTTTAAAGGTTACGACCCTTGTATCGTATTTCGGTACACCCAAGTCCACGATAAAGTTTTTTAACCCTTCTACGTCTTTTTCGAGTAATTCAAAATACAACCTATCATTTATATTATCGCTAGTGTCTTTCATCACGTGTACGCTGAATTTCGCACCTGCATATTTTCTAAATCGGAAAACGAGATATTTCGCCGAGTGGGTGAACTCGTATTTGTTAAAAGCTACCGCTCTAATACCATCCCTAACATCTTCATAATCTTCTAGACTACCGTCTAGCCCTCGCCCGTCAAGAGACCCCTTAACGCCTCCATATATTTGTGTTGCACCCTGTATATATGTGCCTCCTGGTCTAAAAGCCTCAAATCTGACACCGGATCGTTTAACCCTTCCACCAGTCATATAGTGAGGGTCACTGCTAAAAACCGGATGGTCATTGTTAGACAACCCGTTTTGCATTGCGATTGCGCCGTCTGGTCGTACAATTCTAACGCCTCTCTCGTCTATAATGACGTTACCATCACCAAGTACGCCTCGTTTAGCGTGTATCTCACCGCTTAAATATGCGTTAACAAAACGTGAGTTACCTTTTAAATCAAGCCATGATACTGGATTACCTTTACTATCATATTGCACGAGTCCATTTGTGCCGTCCCACTGTATACGTGCACCATTAGCAGCAGTACGAATAGGTACAGACCCAACATCGATAATCCCTTTTTTAATGTTGCTTGCGTTTTCCGCAAATTCTTCCGCTTGCCTACGTGCTTCTTCGGCTTTTTCTTGTGCACCTTCTGGCGTTTCTTTTGTGCTAGGGTCGTAACCGTCAGCAAATTCCGTATTGTTATCCACTTTATTAGGACCTTGTGGTCCTCGCTTTCCGTCAAATACGTTAGTTAACGTCACATATCCCAACACAGCGACATCTTGGAATACAACCTCGCAAGCATACATTGCTTTTTCGTCGATGTCCGATGCTTGTACAGTTATCTTTTTACCACTAGCCGTCCAATCTGCGTCAAAATTACCGTGCTTATCATATTTAGTCCATGTATATTCGTAGGTTTCGCCGCTTGCGTCGGTCTCATTACCTTGGTTATAGACAACGGCAGTTAACTCCGTACTACCTATACCGTTTTTAAATACGGTTCCAGCGCTAGATACGACATTTACGCTTAACATACGTGCAATGCTTCGCCTTATTTCGTCTTGTAGCGATTGCCATACAGCTATTACTTCTTGTTCCGTGTACTCGGTAAAATCACCTAGCTTGACGTTCTTTTTACCGCGTTCTTTAATACTTCCACTAACCTCAAAAACCCGAGCTTCAACGTATAAAGGTGGGTTAAATTGCGTGTCTTTTATTTTCAGCGTATCACCGAAACGTATTTTCTCGTTTTCCATGCCGGGCACATGCTCTAAATCGGCTATTTCGGCTTCGTATTCAATTACTTCATTTATCCGTTTCTCTAGTTCGTTTTTGGTTAATGTTCTCAGCCTGTCATAAGACAATTCATCTTTTTCCGTCTGTGGCTCGTATGTGCTTATGATGTGGCGCAACTCACCAGTAACAGGGTCACGTCTACCCCATCGCTGTAGTGCGTCATAATCTTCTACCAACACCTCTAGCCTTCTGCCGTCTTTTTCCGGGCCAAGACCGATCAACGCTGTATAAATATTGTCAGTATCCTCTATACGTTTGATACTACGCAAATCCTTACCAAACTCGATTTCACGACCGCGCCACTGTCCAATTTGTTGAACTAAGTCAACGTAACGACCAGTAATTTTATTACCTTTTGTTTCGATTCTAAAATCAAGTTCAAGGTCAAATTCGGTTGCTATACGTTTAAGCATAGAGTAAGGGTCGGTGTGTTTTTCGACGTGAATTGTTCGAGAGCCTTTACCTTCAACAAGTCCAACACTCCATTCCGTTCCCCTTAAAATAGTAGCTGCCGCAGTACTTGCCGATTGGCTTTTTAACGTTTGTGGTTTAATTACTTGTGCTTTACGTAAGTCATTGTAACTAGCTTTAGTGAACACGACGATATGCTTGCTGTGCTCGTGAACCTTTTCTGCTTGCCATATCGTTAACTCTCTATATCCGCCATCCTCGTCAGGTATGATGACTTTATTACGCCCTGTTAGATATTCTGAATAATCCCGATCAGCAAATGTTGTAAACTCAAACGTTTCTGCGGTCGTTTCTAGCGACCTGTGATAATTATCATCCCAAAATTCATTGGGAGGAATGATACCTACTATCTCATCTGATTGCTTATCTATAATGTGTATCACTTTATCACCTACCTATATCTATTACGCCATTTAGCTGTTGCTTTAAAACTGTTAGATGGATGTACTACTAGTTGGTTATCGCCTTTGTGTAAATTAAAAAAAGAACCTCCAAAATCTTTTAGGTTCTTTGCGTCTTCACCGTTAATTAAAATTTCTTTTTTTAAGTTATCAAGTGTTATTTTATCGCCCGGATTAGCAATATATGGCGTTTGATCGACCGTTTCTTGCGCTAGTTTAAACACTTTTATATGCAAGATTTTAGGTGCGTAAGCTCTAGCTGAATCCGCCCATTTACCGATGTGTATTTGTACATATCGTAATTTACCCATGTACTCATTGTTGTTATCGGTAAATAACTTTTTCAAACTAAAAACGTGCTTTGTATTGTTGGCCACTCGTGTTACATAAAATTCGAATTGGTTACCAATCCTTCGCAAACGTAACATACCAAAGAAAAAAGGCCAGCCATAACTATAATTTTGTGAGCTTATTAAATAATTTTGTTGCCTGCCTTCATATCCTCCGATACGCCCCTCAGCAATTTTATTGTTTATACCTAAACTTTTATCTAGTAGAGCCATTTTTCCAAGTACGTTCATGTTTTCATCATAAGCATAAAATTCAATTCGATAAGTTTGATCTGGCTTACCAGTTTCTCCTTCAACCATCATTTCAATTTCAAAGTCTTGTGATGGGGATATTTCTTTAATCAGCGCCGGACCGTGCCATTTTTTTGTATCCGGTCCGTAACTTGGTACAGTAATACCATCATTATCTGTGCTTAGTCTACCAGCTACTACGCCACCATCTACTTTAGTAGGGGTATTGCTCCATGTATCTAATGTTTCCCCTCGTTCTTCGATGAGTAATTTCCTGGTATCTACTGTTTCCATATCAGCTTCTAAAGGGGTGCCAATCAACTGATATTCTTCAAATTGATTCTGCACCATAGCGAAAGTAACTGGCTTTAATACCTCTAACTCAAATATAGGCGATGCTGGTGCTGTACCACCGTAATTTAACGTAAGGATATCGGATGGTCTATCTTCGGGTGCTGGCGTCGGGTCGGTGGCGATGTCTCCTTTTTCAAGTTTGATACTATTAACATAAATTCCGTCCGTTTTAGAGTTCACATAAAAAGAATACGGATTGTTTGATGTTTCGTCTGGACTGTACGAGTGAGAATAAGGCATAAATTCATCACTACTGACAACTACGGTAGCTTGCCCTCCGCTGACTTTCTCCTGTCCGATATACATCGTTCCGCTACCTTTAGCCCAAATCGTAATAGTATAGTGTTGTCCCGCTAATGTTTGAGGGCGGTAACCATACGCAACATAGAAGCCCCCAAAACTACTGTCAGGGCTTGTTATTTTTATTATGCCTTCTTCAAAGGAAACCGTCCCGTTAAACGATGGGGGTTGATATAACACAAACCCTGTGGTCCCATCTGAAAAATCACTATTCCGTATTAAATTCCGCCCAACCCCATCATCCATAGGCACGGAGGAAAAAGGATAGGATTGTTCTTTGCCATATGAAAAAGGGTCAAGGCAAAGGAAATTAATAGCTCCCTGTCTTAAAACAGCTATTCGCTCAAAGTCTTCAATTGTGTTTTGTACAATCGCATAATAAGTGCGCCCTGGCTCATCATCAAATTGTAAAGGTGCTGGCTTATCCGTTATTAACCACTCGGCTAATTCATCTTTAATTCGTAGTGCATGGTTGTCGTCTTTAGCAACGTAAGCAATCGGTTGGATAAATGATATAGGTTCTATTTCAGTTGACGACAAATGTCCTCCCGGCATACCGGGTACAGTCAATATATTCCTTTGCACAGGAGTAAAAAGAGGTTTCGTTCTGCCTCTTGTCATGTGCAACCATGGTTTTCTTATTCCGTTAAAAGTAAATGATTTCTTAGGCAAAACTTTCCCTCACTCTCTTATTCCTTTTTTGTATTTCTGTTACAGTTGGTTCTATGCCTCTACCTAGTGATCTACTATCCAAATACACATTATTATCCTTAGCAAGTATCTGCATCAAAATATTGTTTTGCTCTAATGTTGCATCTAGTAAGTCCTTGGTGTAGTCTTTATCATTTCTGCTCGGCGTTTGAGTTGGAACCTCAACCGTTGTTTTACTATCTTTAGCATTTAAAGCCAACAATGCCATAAACTCATTGTTTCGTAGTTTACTTGGCTCAACAAGGCTTTGCCAGTCTTTAGTACCTTGCGCATACCTTGGTACTGACTTTAATATACGTTTAGTCTCTCTTGCAGGTAATACGTGCGTACCCTTTGGTAGATTAGGGTATAGAGTTGGTCTGTCGGCACTTAAAAACATCTTGCCATTAGGTAATCGTGCTAACTCATTACCAGCATTTAATCCTTTACCATCACCGAGTACCGCATGCCCTCCTGGGTGTCCGCTTGGTGGTGTGCCATGCGCCCAAAACTTTAGCTTACTCAATCCTTTACCAACAAAATTAATCACTTTAGTTACAGGGTTTTCTGCTTTTTTGTTTAAACTCGCAATAGACCCCTTATCATCTGCTTTAACAGGCTTTTTAATCATTTCCATTGCGCGTTTATTTAAGTCATAAATGGTACGCATGTCCGTTACCTTAACTTCTTTAGTAACGTCTTTACTGGCTTCTTTGGTTCTCTTTTCTTCTCTTTTAATTCCTTCATCTGTTTTTTTGTTGTTATTGTCGATCTTCCCGCCTTGGTTATCAAGAGCTTTAGAGCCTAGGTTTATTTCATCTTTAACTTGATCCCACAGACCTGCTTCTTTTAGGATTTTTACAAGCACATCGTCATTTTTACCGATTTTAGTATCTAAAGCTGATATTTGATTCCTGATTTCTTGCTTGTTTGCTCCCTCTTTTTCTAAGTTTTTCACTAACTGATTTCTTGTTTCTAGGAGCTTGTCATTTTTATTTTGTATCTGCTTTACAATGTTGCCTTCTTCTACTTTGATTTTTGCTGTTTTGGCTAAGTCCTCAATCTTTCTTTGCTTTGTTTGCGTTAATTTAGATAGCTTGGTATCCAATAGGGAGTTAATGTTGTTGTAAAGACCTAATTCTTCAAAAATATACAACTTAGCTTCCTGTTGTTTTTCATTAGAAGCTACCAACTTGTCGTAACGCTTTTGTTCTTCGGTTGTAAGTTCTCCGTTTTTCTGTCGTTTCTGTTCAAGCGCAAGAATTTCTTCGTTGTTTTTTACAATGGATTGGTCAAGTTGTGCTAAGCCTTTTTGACCTTCGGCGTTTATACCAGCTTGTTTTAATATAATATTTTGCATTTCTTGCTTCAATGCAGCAATTTTTGCGAGTTCTTGTTCATCTTCTTCTATAGATTCGCGTTTCTTGTTAATTTTTTTTTGCAAGTATTCAACGGCTTTCGCGTGGTCACCGTTTTCAATATCCATTAATGCTGTTAATTCTTGTTGGAGTAACTTAGCTTTATCCGCTTCAATCGTCCTGTCCTGTAATAACTCATTAATTTCCTTTTGGCGAGCTTTGTTTTCTTTCATGGATAATTCAGATGCTTGATTTTTTATACTCATTTCGTCTAACAAACCATTAAGCTCTTTTTGTTTGTTATTAATATCTTGTTGGGTATTTGCTTTTTCAGAAAGTGCGGCCGATAGTTGACCTTCTAATTCTGTTCTGGTCATTTCGTATAACGATTCAACATACTTGTTTACAGCATCAGTGTTCTTCGCAAACGCATTACCTTGTTCGCTTACATTTGTTTTAACATCTGGTGTCTGGTCAATAATGTTTTCATTAGCTTCGAATAGTTTTTTTAGTTCATCTTTTGATAATCCAGATTTTTTAGCAAGGTAATCATATTGTTTTTGTAACTCAGCAATTTCACCTGGGTTACTAGATTGAGAAATCCTGATATTTAAATCATTCAATTCCGCTAATTGTTCATTGCTTATTTTCGCTTTACTTGATAATTTATCAAAAGTTTCAGCACTTTTATCAAGTTCTATTGCTTGATCATTTAACGATTTTGCAACATCGAGATTAGCTTCTTCCGTTTTTTTGGCATTTTGCACCAGTTTATATACACCGATAGATAATCCAGCGACACCAGCTATAGCCAACCCTACAACACCAGCTCTTGATAAACCAGAAATTGCACCCAACGTTCCAGTTCCACCTGCTTTACCAAGTGTTTTTGTGAGATTTCCACTAACCTTTAAAATGCCGCCAATTCCCATTGATACTTGTCCTAAACCAATTGCAGCAGGACCGACAGCAGCCGTTAAAGCTATTAATTTTAAAATGGTTTGCTGTTGGCTTTTTTCCATTTCACTAAAGGCTTTCGCGCCATCTTCGATCTTTTTAATAAATGGCTCTGATGCTTCTATTGCGTCTAAAACAGCAGGAATCAAGGCAGCGCCTAGGGTAATACCAATATCTTTTATTCGGTTCATCAAAATCTTCATTTGTGATTCCGTTGTTTTGTATCGTTGTTCTGCTTCTTTTGTTAATGCACTGTTTTCTTCCCATGCCGTAGTTGAATTGTCTACCGCTTCTGAAAGTAAGTCGCTAGCTCCAGCCATTCTCAAAATAGTATCTGCTTCACGTATACCTTTGATGCCCAAATCAGATAGGATTGTAGTTAAATTTTTTCCTTCTTTTGATGACTTATCGAGTCCCTTGATAAACATATCAAGTGCGGTAACCGGGTCTTTTTTCCATGCTTTAGCAAAATCGGATGATGATACACCTGCAGCATTTGCAAACCCTTGCAGTGACTTTCCGCCGTCACCAACAGCCTTGTCTATTTTTTTCAAGACTGTGGTCATGGCTGTTCCGCCCGCTTCTGCTTCTATTCCTAGACTGGACATCGTTGCTGACAAAGCCATGATTTGTGCTTCTGTCATCCCCACTTGTGCACCTTGAGCGGCTAAACGCATTGCCATGGACATGATTTCAGATTCTGTTGTAGCCATATTATTACCGAGAGAGACAACAGACGCGCCTAGTCGATCAAAGTCCTTTTGGCTCATGTTAACAATATTTGCAAATCTAGCAAACTCTGTTGCTGCCTGCTCTCTTGTCATATTAGTAGCTTCACCTAGATCGATAACAGTTTTTGTAAACTTGAGAATACTCTTATTTTCTATCCCAAGTTGACCTGCACTTTCGGCGACCGCCGCAATATCTGTTGCTGCTACCGGTAATTCTTTAGCCATATTTCTAATACCAGTTTCCAGCTTTTTATATTCCTTCTCACTTGCATCTACTGTCTTTCGTACTCCGGCAAATGCGCTCTCAAAGTCACTAGCCATTTTAAACGCCGCAACACCTCCAGCGACAATTGGAGTAGTTACTTTCATGGTGTAGCCCTTACCAAAGTCTGTCATTTGGCGTCCTACGGCTTGCATTTTCGTTCCAGTTTGAACCATTCCGTCAGCGACTTTATACCAACCCTTAGACTGCATATCTTGCATTCGTTGGAATTCCTTAAATTCTGCGCTGACTTTATTTAGTTCTCGTCCTGTTTCTTGGTATTTGGCTATTTGTTCATTTAATTCCTGAGAAGCCTTTTGTGCTTTTACGCTGTTTTCTCCATATTCACTAGACATGCGCTGATATTTCTTTCTGGATTCTTCGACCATTCTTGCCTGTATACGATGTCTATTGGTTAATCCCTCGATCATGACACCATACTTTTTAGATGATTTTTCCCCGCGATCAAACGCTGAAAGTTGGGCCCCCATAGCTTTGTTGGATGATTTGAGCTGCCTTTGTAATCCAGTCATAGATTTCTCTACGCCTGTGCTATCCAAGTCCACCTTAATGACCATATTACCCACAGGAGTGCCACCAATTGTCATACAGTAACCTCCTTTCTTCGTTTATTTTCCAAATGCCGCAAAAAGAGAATCTGTTTTCTTAGACTCTTTTTTCTTGGTTGTCTTTTTATTTGTCAGCCTTAACAGCTCTAAAATGTCCATTTCATATATTTCTGGTAATGTATATCGTTTTAGTAAATCGGCGAAAAGATCATCAATAAATTCTTTCTGTTTTACAAAACTAAAATCTTCATCGCTCAAACCCTCTTCGCCGTCTACTCGTTTTTTGACGTATCACCTTGTAAAACGCCCATTATTATAGATAGATAGGTTTCAACGATGTTTCTTGAGTCTATCCCGTTGACCAGATCATCTTGATCGAAACGTTTTCCGTAAAGTTCAACCGCGAAATTGGTCAAACGGTCAAACATATCCGCTCGTACTGCATAACCATTCTTTTCGAGTTCTGCTCCCAAATCTATTGCTTTTTTAGTGAAAATTCCTTTAACGAAAAAAGGATATTGATATGTTTTAGTTTCAAGCTCTTTTCCTTTAACACCCGTCACAAGGGTTAGGCTTTTGGTTTTTTCGTCATAATATTTCATTTTCAAACACCTCTAATCAAATTATTTAAGTATAAAAAAGAGAGTAGATTGCTCTACTCTCCGGCTGGTTGAATTAATTCTTTGAGTTTGGTTACTTCTTCTGTTGTAAATTGCGTAGGACCCGGGTCCCCTTTTTCGCCCGGATTTCCTTTTTCGCCTTTTGGACCTTTCAAAGATGCCAACCACTCGGCTTCCGTTCCTTCAAAACCATTATCAACCGCTATTTGATACGCTGACTTCCCAGGATCTCCTTTTTTCCCCGGGTCACCTTTTGGACCTTTTCCTCCACCACTGGAAGCTAATACGAGATTTGCCAATTGACCAACTTTAACGGTATTAGTAACATAACCAATTCCCTCTCCGTTTGTAGCGTTAACTACAGTCCCACCTGCACCTACATCAACAAAGGAACCTTCTTTAATCGCTTCTCCTGCTTCAACTTGCCATGATTTTTTCCCAGCAGCATTAACACTTACGTTTTCATTAGCTGTTAACTTTCTCGTGGAGTGAAATTCTGGTGTATCGCCAGCTTTGGCGATAGATAATACTGCTCCGGTATCGGTGTTTGTTAGATTTAATAATCTATAAGCTTCAACCGCTTCTGATACTTTCGCTATAAAATACGCCATTACCCTTCCACACCTCCTTGTTCGGCTTGTTCCGCTGGTCTAAATACCTTATTCATAAACTTTTGCCTTATGGTTTCGTCTCCTTTTTTGACATGAGCAAATACTTGTGCAGCATCATCATATACACGACCGGAAAACTCTCCGCTAATAGTGTCACTTCCAAATTCCAGCGAATCTTCCTTTGTCTGTGCTTCAGTCGGTGGTAATGTAAACATGCCTTTAGTAAGTCCGACAAGTTCCGCCGAACCGTCTCCTTTTGTTTTTTCAAGTACAACAGCAACATAAGGTGGGTTAACTTGCGACCGTTGAATAACTAGACCATCTTCATCTTCCAATCCTAGTAATGCCACACGGTCTTCTAGGGGCAAAGCATGAAATTGAAATTCCACAGTAGACACACCTGTAGAAACAGCCATCTCCGCAACCTTATTATCACCAAATGCCTTTGCGATTTCCTGTTCTGTTTCAATGTTAACGTTCTGCACAAAAGGTAATCTGACCTCTTTTTCATAAACCACCGATTCTTCTGTATCACTTTGTAAAACTGCATAATAAAATTTATCTATACCAACTGTTGCACTTCGGTTTTTCTTAGTTTCCTCAGCCATTTTCATTCTCCTTTTTAATTTATTGCATTAAAAAAAGACCTACTCTTGTAAGTCTTTATCCGCTAAAATTACTCCTCTGTATCGCCTGCCGTCACGGATTAAATAAGTTTCCTCATCAAATTCATAAGTAGGCGTACTTTGTTTAAAATCAATAGTTTTCATTAACTCGTTTATCTTTAGAGCTATTTTTCTTGCACGTTGACTATCCCACACATCTATTTGTAGTATACAATCCCATCCTAGTTGCTTGTTGTCGGCGTATTCTGTTGGTAACTCCGATATAGGATATAACCTTATAATAGGTGGTTTTTCCCGATGTTCTTCGGGCACATGATACTTAAATACTTTATCAGTACTACCGATTAAACTCATTAACTCTTTATCATTTATTAAAAGTTGATAAGCCATGTCCAACGAATCTATATCATATAAACCTTTACTCATCGCAACACCTTCTTAATAGCATCAGCCATTTCTTTAGCCACTTTTCCTTCTGTGGCTTGTACTGTTTTAGTCATATATCCTTGCGGGGATTGTGAAATAGAGCCAAATTCTGGTATGTGTGCCCTAAAGTTTGCTGATTTATTAAACCCTACTGCTACATAGCTTTCCGCTGTGCCTTTATCAGTCCGGTTGCCACTCATTACAACAGCATCCACTAATCTTGTTTGGGGATTCGGACCACTATAACCACTTTTAGGCACATTACGTTTCAATTCTTCCATAACTACTTTTCCGCCAGCTAAATTCCCTTGTTTAGCCGCTCGCACAATATCTTCTTCTTTTTTAGCTAGGTTAGATATTAATTCTCTAAGACCTTCGATTTTTACACTCACGATCTGTTGACCTCCTCGGCTATCAATATAGTAAAACCGCTTTGCCGATAGTCATATAGCACCTGTTCGATTTTATAAGAGTGTTTATTTATATCCTCAATAATCATTTTGTTGGTGATGCCTGGATAATTACGTACAAATACCTTTATTTGGTGTTGTGTGCCTAATTGTACGCTGTTTTGGTAATCTTTAAGGCTAACAGATTCAACATGTGCAAAACACTCTAAAAACAGCACGGGTTTAGGCTTTTGGGGTATGCCGTTTTCGACAACTGACTTAACCTCATAAATCCATATAGGGCTTTTTAATTTAGAAAAGTTGAATCTCATATTATTTAATCGCATAAGTATCTATCCCTATGCGCCCGTAATGTCTGTATTGCATGCGTAACAGAAAAAGGTGATTCATGCTGACTAACCTCTGATACAGCCATCCTATTTTCATAATAGTAAGTCGTCAGCATGATAACCGCCCTTTGGTATATTTTATCTTCTTCCAGCTTAGGCATATCGAGATTCGGGTCTTGACTATCAAAAACAGCTTCAATGACATCTTGTTTTGCAAATTCAAGATAATCTTGTATTTCGGTATCTTCTAGGTTGTGCGGGATTCTTAGATGCCCTTTTATGCGTTCTAAATCAAGCATATAATCACTCCTAAAAAAAGAAGGATAAGCGTTATCTCTTATCCCTCTACTCCTGCACCGCCGCCAAAGTCAATAACGATAGCTGATTTTTCATCCAAAATACGCACATCTTGACGTACTGCTACCATTAAAGCTTCCCCGTACTGCATGTAGTTTGTCCAAGCTGCTTGATATTGACTGCGATCAAACAGTACAATGGCATCTTTTAAGTTTCCGATGATGATTGTTTTACCCGGCTTTTCTCCTAACATTTCGTCAGGCAACACAACCACTTTCGCACCAAGCAAACGCTTTTGCGTAGTCTCTTTTACATCCTTTTGTAATAAGTAATTCCCTTCGTTATCCTTCATTTTATCCAGTTCGGCAAATGCGGTTTGGGAAACAATTGCCACATTGTGCTCGTAGTTTGGCTTTAGATTAAGGTTAATAGCGTCCTTAATACCGTCAATACCACTAGCTTGGATAGTTTGCAATTTAAGTGTTTTGCCCTCTTCACCCGGCGTTCCTTCTTTGATAGCTTTAACAATAGCAGCATTACGAGTGGATGCGATTGTGCGAGCCATCCAAGTCATCAATTCAGATAAAACATTAACCGCTGCATCTTCAATAGCTTCACGAGATACCAAAAAATAACCACGATAAGTTTTGATGTCATACCCTAAGTTGTAGAAAGGTTTTACCGCTAGCTTAGGGTTTTCTTCAAGTTCTGCTACTTCTGGTAATGCTGCTACTTCCGACTGACGAACAACAGGATACTTGCCGCTACCATAACCAACAGACTTAACCGTTACATATTGATCAAGGTTAAATTCTTTTTCTTTCAATTTCATGATTTCTGTTACTACTTGTTCTGGGACAACCACGAAACCAGAATCAGTTTTAAGTGCTCCGCCGTCAATTTCTCTTGTCTCAAGATACTTTTGAAAGGCTTCTCGTTGTTCGTTAGTAGGTTGAATAGTGCGTATTTCTTCACCGCTTTGATGAGCTTGTTCTATAAGAGTACGGTCTTCTTTTCCTTGTTCTTCGTCATCAAGCATACGCTGTTTCGCTTCAATTTCTGCTTTTTCTTCTTTTAATTCACGTACTTCCTTTTCAAGATCAGAAAACTTAGTATCCCCTCGTTTTTCATCATCCTCAAGCATTCCGCGAATTTCTTCTAAACGTTTGTTGATTTCTTCTAATCTATTCATTCGTTTTTCCTCCTAAAGTTCCATTAAAATTTTTATTTTTGCTGCTTGTTCAGCTTTGAAGGTTCTTAATTCATTGTCATGTTGTTTAATAGGGTCGTATCCTCTTGCACTGACTTCGCTGTCTGGGTAAGCCGGGAAAGCAACGGCTGATACCTCTAATAACTTAGCTTTCTTGACTGTACGCAACGGTAAATCGTTTTCGGGTTCTTCTATTTCATCATCTTCCACCCTAAAACCGAAGCTAACCCCGTCCACATCGCCGCGTTTTATTGATTCGTAAGTGTCATTGCCTAGCGTTGTGTTAGGTAAATCTAATTCAAAACGCAACCCTGTATCGTCTTCTTTTAATCGCAAGGTATTATTTTTAGTCCTTCCTAGCACTTTTCCTGTATCATGCGACCATAAAAAACGTTGGTCATCATTATTAAGAGAATTTAAAAAAGCTCCACTCTTAAATTGTTCGCGGAACTTGTAATATAAACCCAACACCTGCGATTTCTTTTCCCATTTCACGGCATAACCAGAAATTGTTCGGTTGCCGTCATCATCTTCACGAATTTCAATTTTATTCGTCATCAGTTCCCTTTGTTCCGTTTTGTCCACTTTTACCACCTCCCTTAGCTTTTAACATTTGGTATTCCTCGATTTGATCAAGAGTTGTATAGTTCAAGCTGATAAAATGCTTATTACCAAGTTCGTCATTTCTTGGATTCTCTCCAAGTCGCTTCCTAGCTTCATCTAAGCTAATAATTCCTTTATCCACTTTTTCGAGTGTTAACTTGGTATGCGTTTCAACATCTGTTGTTTTAAATGGAGCTGTATTAAAGCGAAAGCTTTTCTTGCTGTTAGTAGATAGCTTGAAATTCAATTCGTTTGTAATTACCTTTAAATAACTATTGAGTGTTGAAGTAAGATAATCCAGATTAGCTTGTGCTAGTGACATGTTAGACGTTTCAAGCCCCAATTTATGCCTTGGAATACGATACACTTTACCGATGGTCTCTGTACTGAATGTGCTAGCATTGATAAGCTTTAAAACTTCCGTGTCAACCTTAATGGGGTCATACTCAAATGTCTCATCGATGACTAACACTTTATGAGCATTATCAACACCAGCGTTAGATTCTTGCCACTCTTTTTTGATCTTGTCTCTCGCTTCTTTGGACAGTTTCCCGTGCTTCATCTTTAGGATTCCGCCAGTTTGAGTATCATTTTTAAAAAAGTTAGCTAAGAACCGTTTGCTGTCTTTTTGCATGGACACATCATATTTAAGCGACTTCAAAGGGCTAACTCCCCGCACCCCGTCAATTGTAAAAAATTTAAAGTGTAAAACATCCGATGCACGCAACCGTCTGTATTTTGATTTTTCGATATTATATACATCGTACATAAGCTGATATTTAGTTTCAGCATCTTGTTTTATAACTACTTGAGAGTTGCTTATATGATATAAAGCAACAACCTTGCCATGTTTATTCCTTACTATTTCACAAAACGATTCGCCGTTTAATAAGGCGTTAGCAGTAATAATAAATTTAAGTGTGCCTCCCGAGTACAAACTATTAGGGTTTACGTTTAATAGGTTTACTATATTATTAGGCTCTGGCACTTCATCGTTTATCATTTGTATATCCAAGGAAGCCACATCGCTTGCTAACAAATTAATCACAGTAAACACATCGCTGTTTTCAATTGCCTTTGCAGATGTAAAGGTTGTGCTTGTTCCGCTAAATCCCGGGAGCATACTTATTAAAAGATCAGCTTCTTCTTGGGTGAATTCTCTTTTTTCGCCAGTTGAGAATATACGCAACTACCATCACCCCCTTTCTTTAGCTAAAATGAGAGCAATGAGGATTGTTGCTGTTCCTAGAGCGAACACACCTGCTGTTAAGTTGATACGATAAAAACCGCATACAATAGTTCCTAAACCAATTAGGAATAGTAAACCCGTTAAATTAAGCCATAAAAAAAGACCCACTGCTTTTAGTGCGTCTGTTACCTTATTTATATCCATTTTTTCACCTAAATTCTATAAAAATCTTCACTCCGAATAAAACCAGTGATTATGATATGCCCGCTTTCTTTTATTTTTTCTATTTGCTTTCGTGTAACTGATTCATCAAAAACAAAAGGCGGAAAACCATCTAATGTTCTGCTATTAATCGATTTAAAACGATAACCAAGTTCTTTTGTGAGAAAATCAGCTTCATTCACGCTACCGACTAAAACGACATACCCGTTTTCTTTAGCAAATTGAATTAGTGCTGTTGTTTTCCCTAATTTTCTGTGACGTAATTCAGTTTCGATGTATTCGTTTTTAGCTGCCGCCAACTCCAAACAGTTATAAATACTCCTGTTTGCTAACTGTAATTTCATTTTCATCCTCCTAAAATCCAAAATCATCGCTCAATATATAAGCTTCAATCTGTTTAATATCCATACCTTGATACTCGTAATCTTTAGCTTCCGCAAACCCTGTAATAACAGCTACAATTGGATCGATTTTTTCCCTGTTTTTCTGCTTGTCCAGCATCATATTTCGATTGTTATCATATTTAATAACTGCATTATTGACAGCAATGTTAAGTAATGGATTATTGCTGTGCAGTATTTTTCTTTCGTATACACCCATCCTAAATTGTTTAATGGGTTCGGATAAAAATTTATAATTCTGCGGCACTTCGATAAATGGTATTTCTAAATCGGGATAATTTTTCTCCCATTCACTAATAAAGTTAGCAATATGCCAACCATCGTAACAAAACGCTTGAACGCTTAAATTATATCTTGTAATTAAATCAGCCGCATAATGGACGATTTGAGTTATGTTTATAAAACCACTTTTCAAATCCGTTTTGCTGGCATACCCTTTTTCAATTAACATTTCATAATCAATTTTATCTCGTTTTGTTTTCGCTTCTATACCTCCCACAGTTGCAACAAATGAATGTCCATCAATCCAAAACTTTTGGTTCTCAATTGGATATATCTCATATAAAGCGGTCAAGTCTTCCGTTCTTGATAAGTCCAATCCTAAAAATACATCACGACCATATTTATTTATTGGTTCCGTTTCACAAGCTCGCCATTCTTTTACTGGCAGGAAGGAATTTTCAGCAGCCTGCTTCCACATGTTGAAATTTTTCACTATCAGTCCTAATAGATCATTTTTAGCAACTGCTTCTTTAAATCTCTTTCTTAGGTTTCTAATCAGCGTTTCTTTTATAGACTCGACTTCGATAAGCGGATTACTTTTAATCCACATGCTTTCATCATAAATTTCTTCTTCATCATCTTGTTCATAGACTAAAACAAAATAGTTGTCGTCTTCCTCATCACCATTGAGTATCTTTTCGCCATATTTATATTCTTGGACATACATAGGACTGTTTAAATCGAAATAGGCGGTTGATATTATCAATGTGAGCATGTTTGGCTGCAACATGGAACCAGATTCTAGTACCTCCATCATGCTGTTGTCTTTACTCGCACCGTATTCATCCAGTATTGATAGCGTTGGAGCTAATCCATTTATGTTTCCAGTATCTTTACTTAATGGCTTTAATACGCTGTAAGATGGATTATGATTGATTTCATTTCGCACTTTACGAACTGATTTTCTTATTGCTTCTGACTGTGCTAATAGACCATCAAGTCGCTGCACAACCATGCTAAACACAATGGACGCCTGCTCTCTTGATTGTGCTGTACAATAGATTTGTCTATTTTGTAACGGATATTTACCAGCCAGAAATTCAAATATTGCTATTCCAGATATTAATGCTGATTTACCGTTTTTACGAGCCATGCTAATCAATGCTTTATTAAATCTACGTAGTGCATTGTTATCTTTTCGATACCAGCCAAATAACGAATAAACAATAAAAAGCTGAAATTCCGCAAGTTTTACAGGTTTACCAGTAGATATATCTGGTAATATCTCCATAAACTTAACTGCGATTTCAGCTCTTTCGGGTAAATAAATATAGTCTAATTTATCATTTTCTAAATCTCTTAAATGCCGCTTACAGGCTTTTATTACTTTCTTACCAGCTATAATTTCCCCGTTTACAACCTTTCTGGCATATTGAGTTCCGGGGTCATTAAAAGTCATTCTTCATCACCCCTTTAGCAACTTAAGTATTTCATCTTCTTCTTTTTCCTCATCTGGCACAGCTAGCTCTAAACGACTATTCATTGTCATACCTAGCTGGTTAGCAATCATTCGCAATTCTTTTACAGTTGAAAGTAACATGTCATAAGAAGGATTCTTCTTAATTCCTGTCAATTCTCCATCTTCATTATAAATTTCTATAGTTTCACCATGTTTTTGTATATCTTTTTCTAACCGCCTCCTAGAGCCATGAAGCATGCAATACGTTTCGATTAGCTCTCTATCCAGTTCAGCTATCGGCAGTTCTTTTAATAACGGTATAATTCGTTTCCATTCTTTCTTGCCGAAGTAACAAAGGTGGCTAGGTATGCGGTCAGCCTGTAATTGCTCGTGATTGTTTAATGTTTCTTGTTCAGCAAGCTTTTTAGCTACATAATCCTTGCCCTTTTTATGCTTTTTTAGCTCATCCTCACTGTAAAAACCCCTTGTTGGCTTCCCTCTCATACGATCACCACCTTATATTTTCACTTTGACTAATTTTGACTTTCATAATCGCATTTTCCGGAAAGAAAACTGCGCACCGTCCTGTAGTTGTCAGAATATTCAAGGGTTAATTTTGATGGGGGGATTAAATTCCATATTTCTTTTTATCCTCCGTTGTCTTTTTGTTATGACATTCAAAGCACAATGATTGTGTGTTGTTTATATTGAGTCTTAAATCCCATCTGACCTTAGTTGGTATGATATGGTCACATACTTTAGCTTCTCTATCACATGAAACACAAATAAAGCCATCACGCAACATAGCTTGATAGCGTAATGACTTCCACTCTTTCGTATCGTAAAACCTTTTGTATGTTCTTCCTTCTTCTGTTGATACTCTTGTCTTCTCGTATTGTTTATGGTTATAGTTCGTGTGCTTATCACAATATGTTTCTTTAATACCTATTAAAGCTTTGCATCCGATCTTACCGCAACGCTTCTTGATATTCATGTATCAACTCCCTAACCTGTTTGTATGTTATCAATGAGTTGCATTGAGTAAGGTTATTCATTAGTAAATCCCCCTCATTCGTTAATATGGGTAAAATCCCTCTTCGCTCGTCGACTTATATATATGATCTACCTTTTCCATCATGTCATCACCACGTTCACGGATGGTTCCTTCTTCTGTTACTGATTCATGTAGCATGTAATCGCTGATCAACAAAAGTGTTTGATTAATTAAATAATCTTCTTTCGGGCTATACTCTTCGTCATCATTTTTATACTTGTCATATTCGAATCCATTTATAATATTAAACGCTTCACTTTCAACATCTAGTTCATCATAAGCGATGTCTAGATCAACATATAATTCGTTAATCGTATCAGCTACTTCTAAAACGTCTGTTACTAATTTATCATCTAAGCCATTTCTTTGCTCTTTTGTAAAATTGTTTTTTTCAACTTCATTTTCTTCGTTGCATCCAATTAACGCAGTGAATAACACCGCAATTAATAATACCTTTCGCATTCTCTTTCCCCTCCATCAATATGTATAACTTTATTATGATGGAGTTGGAAAAGTTATGCAATATAATATATCTCTAATTATTTAATTGTTGTTTAATCTCTTGTTGTACATAATGTCTTAGCTTAGGATGTAGTGTTTCGTAGGACACATTCACTATCTTACTGTCATCGTACATACCATAAGTTTCATACACTTCCGGCATAGATTGTTTTATCTGTTCCTGTACATATTTCTTAACCTCTGGATGAATACTATATTCTCTGTGAAAAGTGTTTCCGTCTCCGACCATTTCAGTAACTTCATCAAACTCTTTAAATCTATCTATACCTACTATCTCACTATGCAATAGATTGATTACATCAGATGCATATTCATGGCATTCCATATCCTTTAGAAACTCTGCATATCTCATTAAAGACTCTGCTCTTTGTATGTCAAAATGATTCATGGGCTTACCTCCTAATATATAAATTTGATTATGTATAACAAAAAGCACCCAATGCATAACATTGAGCGCTTAATGTATTATCACCTTATAGAGTATGTGGTTTTTATCCCACATTAGCATAATAACACGGTTTTTCATGTCAAAAGTGACATTGTAGTGACATAATCACACGTAATATAATTCTTCTAATTCTCCTACCGTGTCTTTCGCTAAGTTATATATATTTTCCTCGTCTTTACTAAAAGATAAACCTTTTTCTTTCTTTTCTTCTAGCGCACTAATAACCCCCATCAATAGCCTATGAAACACTATCGCTTGCTCTTCGTTTAGCAAAGCTTTGTTATTTTTTATCTCCATCCCAGCACCTCCAAAGTAGCTTGTATAATTTCATTGCGCCATCGTATAGCTTGCCTTTTTGTTATATTTAATCTCATAGCAATACCATCCCAAGTTAATTCGTTATGCTTGCGCCAATATTTCAAACGCACTAACTCTTTATAATTATCGGGTAAATCATTGTATACTTCTTCTATTGCTTCCGCCACCCCAGAAAGATATGTTAATTGTCTACTTGTCATTAGTCTTGTAGCCATCCTTTGCGTTGGGTCTCCCGGCATCCTTACAGAGTTAGCGCCTTTAAATATTGTTGGATCGTCTGGATCATTGTCAAATGGATTCATTATTTCCTCACGCAATCTAGCAATCTCTTTTAAGGTATTGTGGTAGTTATACCATTCGGCTTCTGCGTGCTTAAATGTGATTTTCCTAGGCTTCATTGATTTATTCACTTTGCCAACTCCTTAATCTAAAATATCCCCGTCGTATTTACTCGGCTCTCCGATAAAACATCTCTCACAATCATCACAAAACATAGGGTTTATTGGCTCTCCACAACAACCACACTCATGTCCGTCACAACAAAACTCTGGCTTATAGTCATTAGGTATTTTAATACCTTTTCCGCAACCATCACATTTCCAGTCCATATTAATTAACTCCTTTAATAGTCTTCAATGCACCTAACAACATATAATCCGATAACTAACATCAGACATACTATTACAGCTAATTGCCAGACATCTATGTTAATGTATTTAGCCCACAAATCTATTACATGCCCTATGGCTAAGAAGGCTATAATAATACTTGCTGACATCCTTAGGAATTGTTTTATAAAGGTCATGTGTTATCACCTCGTATCATTTTTACTTTTTCTCTCATTGCGTACCTTTGTAATTCTTTTGGTAGTTTTGATTGTTTGAATAACGTTTCGTGTTGAGGACAAAAGTCAAACGCTCCATATTGATTAGCGCAATTCTCGCATAACGGTAAATCACATGTTTCGTACGTTGCTCTAAAATCAATGGATGTCACAATATATTCTGTTACATAATCACATAGTCTAGTAGCTACCTGTCTTTTGCATATAGGACATGGATTTTCAAATACGTTTGGATGATTCATGCGATTTCCTCCAATACAACCTCTATCCTCGGGTTATTTTTATCCACCTCAAAGCTATGATTTAAATCTCCTATTTGCGCCCAACCATCGTTTTTAATTACTCCTGCCTTGATAAGTCCATCTATAATAAATTTTTGACCAGTCATAATATTGTCTTTATCCTTACGCTTGTTTTTGCAGTACCATATAAAATTTAAGTTTGCTTTATTGATAAATGGTAAATTACGAGCGTAAAGCATGGTTAACTCCGTATATTGCTTTTTAAGCTTTGCGTATGCCATTGGATGAGATTTACTTACTTTGATAATGTGGTTAAAGTCTGGCATGTCTCCTGGTATGGTTAGTTTAATCAATGGAGTTATTCCCCTTTCTCAATTCCTGCAAAGTCATAATTGCATAATTAGCTAAGTCTAATAGAGTATCCTCCATACGCTCATCTTTTACTTGAGCATCATGCTTAGCTAATTGTTTTAATCTACGCATCTTATCGTCCATACGGACAATAGCAGATATAATACCCCACTCTTTGTATGATTCAGCAAAGCTATTGCCGTAGTCGGCGTTTTTAGCTTTGTATATATTGTTTAGTTCTTTGCATATGGATTCGTGCGATGCCATCCTTATTCCCTCCCTCTATACCTACCAAGTAAAATGATAGGTATATTTTGATATATTAATAGCCTGTGTTTTGGCGTTTGTGGTTTACTGCATTTTTATCAAGATAGGCTTGTTCAATTTGCTCCCAGGTGAAGCCTAAATGCTTTTCTGCAAGACCTACATAACAAGAAAACGCTTCGTGCAAAACTTCTTGAATGTCCTTCGTTCTTATTGTTGCTGGCACATCTACATCCATAAGAACTGGTACACTGGATACCATAGAAAACACTTCGTTGAATGTTTCTGTGGCACTTTCTTTGGTGTAGTCACCCTCAACTACAAAGTCACTTGGATTGATTTTTAAATCGTTTGCTAAGCTAAGGAAAAAATGTATTCCGTCTACGTATTCTTCTAGGAGTGGGTTTGTCTCTCCTATCTTGCCATTTCCATTACATTCTGCGCATGGCGTTCCTTGATCTACAAAGCCCTCGAATCTGTCATATCCATCACCTTCACAAACCGTGCATAAATGTTCTATTTTAGTTCTTGGTTTTGGATTAACCTTCCAAAACTTAAAACCTCGCCACTCATTGGCTAACTCACCCAATTCAACCTGTAAAGCTAAAATCTTTTTATCTAGCAAATCCTGCCCTTGTAATCCTTTTTCCTCGACTATGTGATTATCTAATTGCTTTTGCATGTTAAATAGTTTTTGTAGATTCATTTTTTACCCTCATTTCTAATTTCTGATAAAGCGTGAAATGTATTTTGTTTAGTAGCTTCAAGCAATCCAAATACTTCACGTGCCGAATACCCTTCATCTTCTACAAGTCCCGTCATCCCTGCGACTATTAATTGCATATTCATACTAGATTCCAGTTTTTTCTTGAATTCTATTTGATTCATCGTTTACCCTCCTACACCCAAACCAAGCAATACTCTCCACTTGGTTGGCTATGATATACTTGTACTGTTATTAATATCTCTCCATCAGTGTTGATGTGTTCTGTGTGTTTGAGATAGAGTTTCATAGTGATTCATCCCGTAACTTATACCCAATTTCTAAGCCGCGTTCAAAGGCTTTCGACAGCAATTGATCTACATTTAAATTGCCTTTTCTTCTAGCTTCGGGTATTTTTTCGTACAAATCTGAAATATCCCTTCTCTTCGCTAGATAATTACCTTCGTAATATGCACTGCGATCTAATCTTTCTGTTTCGTCTCGATACAATTTATAATTTTCTTTGCATTCTTTAGAACAAAAAGCATGTCGGCATATTTTTTGGCATTCTAAACAAATGTTCATATTCATCCACCTTTCAAAACCACCCGTTATTTGGACTATCCTGTTTTATATTTAATGCTCTAATAGCAGTTAACTTATGTTTTAACTCTTTATATGTCTTATTATCTGTATCGTAATAGCCGTGTTTGTTTAGTTGTTCTATGATGTATGATGTTTGGTAGTCTATTTGAGAGAGTTTCATATTATTTCCCTATTGAGAATTTTTAATTTTAATAAGGGTAATTCTTCTACTGGATTGCCTTCCTTGTCTTTTTCAATATTTTTTAATGCTAACTCTCTAATGATTCGGTTGCGTTCTTCGTTTATTCTGTATACCACTATGGTCATTCCTCACCCTCCAATATGTTGTTGGGGTCGATATTCCACTCTTTGCACACCTTGACTAGATCTAGTACGACATCCCCACCATTTTGCAATTGGCAGTCAAGCCCTCCATCATCTGAGTCATCTCTGTTTAATAAGTTACAAAAGTCTTCTAATGCCCAAGCTTCCAGCCATATAAGTAACGCATTACCACGCCAGTCTATTTCTATTCGGTTATTTTTAATAAACTCGTAAAGTTCTAGTTCTGTCATCCTTCTCCCTCCAATGTTTCATCAGCTATTTCAAAATATTTTCTATCAATTACCGAATCTTTGGATATTTCTCTTATTTTTTCTAAAGCTTCTTTTCGCTGTTTATTTACTTCTACAAATAATTCTGCCGTTTTAAGTGTTATATTGTGTATGTTCCTTAGTGCTAGGTATTTACTTTCCAACTCCTGCACACGTTCAGTTTGTTGGATGAACCAAACAACGTGGTCAACAGGTAAGGTGACATACGACAATCCTGTTCTGACTTCCCTACACTTAGTAATCGCAACTTCCCTCTTAGCCACTTTTATAACAGGATGTTCATTCTGTTCTTTATCAGTCATTCTGATTCTCCTTTCAGCGCAACTGCCAATATTAATTTAGCTTTTTGAATTGCATTGGACGGATCGCCCCAATCTAGTTCTTCCAAAGCTTTTTCTATGAAATGTTTATACCGTTCATTTTCTGCATTTAATCGCCCGTAATCTCGATTGCACAAAGCCCACATACCTTTATATCCGTATCTGCCTTTTGTTCCGTGTAATTCTTCAGCTTGTTCTACAAGCCATTTAATATCATCAATACTGATACCCCATACTTTTATACCTATCTCAACATCTTCTTTTATAGATTCTAAACGTTCTTTATCATTCATTTCTCCATCTCCTTTACATTTTATTTATCTTAGGCTCTAAGTCTTTTCTAACTCTGCAATGATATTTACGAGTGGCTATATTTCCTTTTTCTTTTCTGATATTTCCGATAGATTCATCTAATTTCGGAAGCTTGTCTTGCCATTTACATACAATAGATTCCAAATGCTTTAATTGGCTATTTTCATTCTTTAGCTTGCGTCTTTCTTGGCGTATCTCTTGGATACGCTTAGCGATCTTATAACCGTCTCTAGCATTAAATTTGGTTAACTCTATTTGGTGTAATAAGTCCAGTTCCTCGCCCTCAAGTTCTTTTATTTGAGCTAGATTATCTTTATATGTCTTAGGTATATCTCTTATACTGTCTCTTATGGTTATTGCAGTGTTTAATATGTCCATGAGTCACCCCTCAAATTGGCTATCCCATAACTTTTTATAGTGATCTACTAAACCTTGATTAAATAGTTTGCGATACTTGTTATCTATTGTTGCTTCGCTTCTACCTAACGCAAAGCTAACAGTCCTCCGTTCATCAACTACATAAAATTTACATAGATAAGCGAGTTCTTCTTCCGAAAATTCTTTCCTTGCATTGAAATGGAGTTCTGGATGGTATTTTAACCGTCCGTAATTGTCATACTCCAATCCTTTAATGTCTCGTATGCGTGGTAATTTACGCTCATACACCTTTGTCACTCCTTAATGCATATTGCGACTGGTAAAAGTCTTTAGCGTTTGAAAAGTCCACAGAATCAACGTGACTAGCTTTTAGGTTAAGTCTATTCAAAATATAATTTGCGCCTATGCCAACGCTAAATAACCAAAATACATCGCTGTATGTCATCATTTCCCTTTTTGCCATGGTATCCATAATCTTCTTCTCGTGCTCTTTGTCCGATAGAGACATGAGTTGTTTCCCTAGCTTTCTACGCCCTTTTTCTAAGTGATTGCGTTCTGCCATTCCAGCAACCTTGTATTGTTCTACGAGCGCCTTTAAATCGTTTTGTAACTCTAATTTGTCCATCATGATGTTTTCCTCCTAAAAGCAAATGGGCGTTTAAGGCGTCCTTTCCTCGCTAAATCCAAAAGAGCTAAAAGTATTTCTTGCCCGTCTCTGTGCGTGTTTTTGGCTATATCCTCTATCTCATAGCCTTTATTCCATAGTTTGCATATGTCATTGTACTGGCGTCTTGTAAACGCCATTTCTAAGTCCTCAAAAATAAATACGTGATCTTTATCAGGATTAATTAGGGGTACAGACTTTTTAAACGATTTGCTGACTGTTTTCATGTTCTCCGACCTCCAAACTATCTAACCAAGCTTGTAACCTCTCTATATCACTATCATCACGTATAAAGTCGCATTGGTTATCTGGACACTCTATAAACTCTATATAATAGCTATGTTGTATTACTAGACCACCTTGTCCTTTACATGTTTTACACATTAGTTATCACCTTCTAGTAAGTGAGGATGTTCAAATTTATTTCCGATTACCTCTCCATGATCCGCCGTCTGTCCAACATCACCATCCGCACAACACCCGCAACCCCCGTCATTTACAAACGGCTCAAATCCTGCGTAATCTTGGTTATACCTTACTAAAAAATTTTTATAACCTTCCCAAATATCCCCCTCATATATCTCCTTACCGTTTTTATCTTTTAATCCTGTGTATTGCATTACTTCATATTCCCAAGAATCAATGACCTCTTGAAATGATTCACATGCACTTTCACCAATGATGCGTTTCCTACTGACATTTTGAACATCGTAAACCATTTCGTTACTTGATTTTTCCCACGCTCTAAATTTAATCTCTCTCATTCAAAACCTCTCCTTCTGTAGTCGCTACCGTCCATCACAATAACTTTTGTATTTTCCATCATCCTAGAAAAATTGCGCTCATTAACAGTTTCTTTTAATTCCACGCTATCAAGGTTTGTTGTATAAACCGTTGATTTCCCTGCCCTATCATCCAATATTTCAAACAGTTTACTTTTAACCCAACCCGTTTGGTGTTCTGCGCCTATATCATCCAACACAAGCAAGTCCACCCTTTTAATGACATCAAGCAATTCTTCTTCTGTAACATCTTTACTGTTATAAGTTTCTTTGATTTTGGTTAAGAGTTTAGGCAAAGACAAGAATAAACATTCTTTCCCTTGTTTCATTAGTTCCTTTGTTATAGCGACTGATAAGTGAGACTTACCAGTTCCGTATGTTCCTGTAAGTAACAGGTTTTTTTCACCGTCAAACTCGTTTACATAGTCGATAACAGCTTGTTTAGCATTGGCTAAATCATTGCTAGTAGGTTTATAGTTTTCGATCGTAGCCTCCTGTAAACTGTTATTGATAAGGGAATAGTAATCAAAAAACTTTTTCATTTTTTCTTGCTTTAGCTTTTTTTGTAGTGCCTTAGCTTGTTTACCTAGTTTTTTGTCCTCACATTTGCAACCAAAGTTAAATGTTTCCCATTTCCCTTTGTTAGGACCACCCGTAATTTGTAATTCTTTTCGCTCAACTTCTTGATCACAATCCGTACATATATATTTTTTTATAAATCTTTCTTTAGGCTTAACTATTTTTATACGTTCCATGGTTCCCCTCCTAAAAACCGTAATCTCGTTTATCGTCATCTTGTTTTATAGGAACTACTTTTGATTGTTTATTTGTTTTCTCGCTTTTAACCTGCATAACCAGCTTGTCAAACTGTTTTCTTAGCTTCGCAGGAGATAATATATTTGTGTGCCAAAAATGGTGTTCTTGACTCCAATTGATTAGGTAACGTATTTGTTCTTCCGTTCGTTTATCTCGTTCACGGATTAACCTAAAATCATTAGCCCATTTTTCTAAGTTAGGTTCTTTATGACTTGGATTATTTTCTTTAATTTTCGAAAAGAGAAGTTCAGCCAAATTCATGTCGCAAATTTCATATTTGTGACGTTTATATTCTTTATCTATATCTTTATCTATATCTTTATCTATATCTAATTCTTTATCTATATCTGTTGCGTTACGTAACGTTTCATGTAACGTTACATCTTGTTTAGGTGATTCTAGTTGTTTTTTCTCCCTGTGCTTGGCTACTCTTTTTCTTGTTTGCTCCCTTATCCTAGCCAGCCCTTCTTCATTTTGGTGCTTTTCCCAGTTTGCGATGCTTATAAAAGACTGGTCATCTATATTAATCATCCCGAAGTCTTTAAATGTTTTTAATGCTAACCGAACAGTACTAATAGGTCTATTAAAAATAGTCGCAAGCATTTCATCTGTATACGGGATATTCTCACTTAAATAAATATATCCACTTGCGTTTGTCTTTCCTGCTTGAGCCAATAACTTAATCCAAATAATTAAAATGGTGTCAGCTTCGGGCATTTGCTCAATGAGTCGTATTTTTTCATCGTCGAACATATCAACTGTTAACTTAACCCATTTGACATTACTCATCGCAATTACTCCTTGTTATCTATTGATCTCACATATTGCATAATACTTGCCTACATTAACCACCCTATAACCGGGATAACGCTGCATATAATTAGCTAGATTAGCTTTAAACTCGTTATTATCTTTTGCGTTATCCCAAATCCATTTAGGTAGTATTACTCTTGATGTGTTATACATCTTTGCGGTCTTGGGCAAAGCAAGTTACTAAAAAGTCTTCTTTTACGTTGTTGATGTACTCCCAATTTGAATCATTAAAACAAACAACTGGTTCTCCTGTAGCGAGTGTAGAAAATTCAACAAATGTTGCAGCATAACATCCGTCCTTATCGATTAAAACATCACCTTTTTTAAGCTCCCACACATCACGCCCGTGCTTTTTCCACCATCTACGTTGTTTTTCTTGCTCTATTTCGCTTTCAGTGGCGTGGCGAATTTTATGGAAGGGTAAGCAAGAGCTTCCTCCATCCCAAAAGGCACAGGTGTCATTCCAATAACTAGACCACTTAACTTCTTCAATTTGAGTGATTTCTGTTCCATACTTCTCACTGAACGTAATCCAATCACCAATTTTAAATTTAGGTTCTACTACATAGCTGTTTGGTGTAAATAAGACTTTTGCTAACTTGACAACATCTAAATTATTTAGTGCATACAGTTCGTTGTGAAAAGTTACATGGCTCGCTATGCATTCCCTAAATAATCTATCGGGATTGTCCTTGAAATCCTTACTTTTGAATAAAGCAAATTGAATTGCATCTGCCTGTTCTCTTGTAATTCTTACTTTTTCCATTTATAATCACCTTCCGTATATGTCGTTTACCTTTTTATATTCTTCAATTGCTGTTCTTTCGTCACGTCGTAAAGCGATTATTAAGTTATCAATAGACTTAAAGAGATTACTCCAACGACGTGATTCGGACTTTGCTTCAGCTTCTTGTAATCGTAATTCATATGTTTCAATATCTGCTTGCGCTTCCTTTTGTACACCAGTTCCTTTAAAAGCTTGTTTAACCTCTCCCTCTAGCTTTTTGCGTTCTGCATATATTTGCCCATAGTTATTCAGACAATCGGCGTCTATATGTCCTATAATCATTTGTGCTTTGCTGTAAAGCATGATCATTTTGTTTAAGTCAGCTAGGTGTTCGGGATTAAGAGACTTTATTTCATCAAATATTTGTTCTAATCGTTTTTCTTTACCTGTTTTTCTATCTGCCATAATATCGCTTCAATTCTTCATGTTTTTTCATTTTGTATTCTCGACCCTCTTTTGTAGAGTCGAGAAAATGATGACATGTACCACTATTTACACTAGGACCACATACAAGTAATAAATTTGCAGGGTCAGCACCAGAACCAACTTGCCCGGCACTAACCAAGTGCGCTACTTCAAAACACCATGGATTAGTACGACCACATATTTCGCATTTTCTACCTGCTCGCCTATACACTTCTTCACGTGCTTTAGTGGTTATTTTGGTTTTGTTGCCTACTTTAGGCTTTATTCTCTTATGGTTAGGATTGATTTTAGGAACCATCATCGCTTTATCACCTCAGGAAACACGTTCATTTCTTTGCAAAATTCCAAGTATTCGATCTTTTGCTTATGCACCTGTATATCTTTTTGTGTTATTTTTATAGGTATTTCATAAAGCTTGTATCTATCTAATTCAGCAAATGGATTATTTAATAGATCATCATTAGTTTGATAGGCAATTATTGAAGCTCTATTTAAGCCAAAAACGTACATGTAATGGATTAACTGCCTTTTGTAATGTATTGGTATCTTTTCCGTTAAAAACCATTCAAACGCCTTCTTTGTGACTTTTACGTCCGACACCTTATTATCTAAAATGTAATCCGTATTTGCTCTAGCAATACCCTTAACCTTTTGCTTATCTCTCTCACCTTTAATGTTGTGTATACGCTCGTACAAATCAATGACATCATGCTCTAATATTGTTCCCACAGCCATACTTTTATTTGTAAAAGACTTGCTAGGAAATTCCGTAAGTTTTTCAGCCCACCACTTTTTAAACGATTCAGACTGATAATTCATATAAATCATGTTAGCCTCTGAACCGCCTATATATCGGTTGCGGTCATTGGTTGTTGTTATCATTTAAAATCACATCCAGCTGTCCGAGAACGATCTTTTTACTAGCATGATCATTTGATTTATATAACTTTGTCATATCCTCTTTACTGCTTTGGATGATGCTGTATAAGGTATCTTTGTCTCCTACTTTTTGCATCGCTCGAGCAAATTTACTTGTGATTTGATCATTGAGTGATGACGCTTCGCTCTTTTGCAACTCTTTTTGTATTTCTTTATCATTGGCAATGAGTTCTTCTTCCTTTATCCACAGTTTTAAGCCTAAGCCTGTGTTGATGGCTACAGCTTTAACAAAACCACGTTGCTTAGCTTTGTTAATATCTAATTGGTTAGGGTTTTGGACTACATAAATACCGTTTATAACTGGATAATCTTCCTCGTAGCTCACGCCGTCTATTTCCACCCATACGCTCACAAATGGAGATTCTCCGTTATGATTATAAAAGCACGGATAATGGTTCTCGTTTTTCATCATGCCGTATCGCACTGATTCAGCGCCGTTTTCGTATAGCAGTTTTATACAATTAGCCCACTCCAAGTAATCAAGCGTTAAGTTGGAGTTCTTTTTTACAGGTCGTTTAGTGACCTCATTAGATAAATCAAGATTAAATAACTCATTAAATGGTTTAAGTGCCATTATTTTTATAATCCTCCCCTTGCTCTTATAAGCTAATTAAGCTATAATAAGAGCGAATTTTAGTGTTTGTTTTTGACTCGTTGCAGCGAGTCTTATTTTTTTAATGGATTTTCTTTATATATTGCGAAAAATCTTATATCATCTTCTAAAAAGTAAACTTCATATGGGAAATCTTTATTCGCTCTATGATTAACTTGAATTTCTTTTAAATCCAAATAATCATTAAAAGCATAAGAACTGATTTGTGCCCTTGTTTCGGGATTTAAAAACCCGTCACGAGATACGCTAATTAAAGCATCAGCTTCTAAAAACTGGTTGATTTCTTTTACACAATCCACCAACTTGTGTAATTGTTGTGTATTCATTCTGATCCCCCTAAAAATTTATTGTCGTTTTCTCTCTTATCCTCAAGCTGATTCGTTCTCCCATATCTTCTAAGTCTAATTCTGGAAAGTTTCTAGCAATTTCTTTGATATGCTCGTACTTTATTTCATCAATCAAACGTTCAAAGCTTCCATTTATTCCATAACCATACCTATGAGAGCTTGCTCTTGGATAATAAAGTCTTATATGCGTTTCTACTGCTCTATCTATAAGGTAATTGCGTAATTTATCTTCCATGGTTTTCTCTCCTATTCCGCTATATGGTAAGTACAACTAATCTTGTAGCATACTTATTAGTAGTTCAATGTCATCCTTTAACCACGTTGCTATCTGATCGAGACTGTAAAAGTCTATAACATTATCATTGCTAACCTCTTTTAGCTCTTTGGCACAGCTTAAAATTTCTTCAACTCTTTCTCTTACAGTAAATAAGTCCGGCATTTTAATCTCTCCTTTATATTTAGGGTATCCTGTACGTAATGTACGGGATATTTCAGGATGTTCGATGGTTGCCACCTCCTAATCCAATAAAGTTGTTATTGATTCCTCAGAAAAATAAACGAAAGTGTTATTTACCGGGAGAAATTCAACCTGCACTTTCAATTCTTTTTCCTCATCATCGAGATAGATGGTAAACAAACCACCGTTTAGAAACAGGTAATACACATCATTATTTAAATCCAATTTCTTGCCATGCTTCTCTTTTAGTAATTCAATTAATTTATCCATCATCTTTATTCCTCCTAAGCACTTAATCTTATTGCAATATGCAAAAATACTAGAGTTGCTATAAAACATAGTTGGTAAAAGAGATTAGTTTTGTCTATTTTCATATTTCTGTATAATCTCCATAGGTTCTATTCCTCGCTCTTTTAACTGTCTAAAGGCTTTTAAAAGATTAATGGTGGATTGTTGTTCAATGCTCAAATCGCTCAGTATCCTTATTCCGTCTAGGATTCCATATACCATTTGTTCGGCATCGTTGAAATCTCCGTCTTTTAAATTCGCACCCACATAAAGCATTTTCCTTTCGATTTGTTTAAAAACATCCTTAGCTTCTTCAATATCCTTATTCAGAAAATATTTTTCAAAATTCACGCTAATTCCTCCTTTTAATAGATAAATATCACTAATGCGATAACAAACATTACTAATGCTGTACCTGCACAAGCTTGCAGGATATAAGATAGATTAGTGCGTTTTTGTTGTTCCAATTTTATTCCTCCTTAGTCTCCCTTTCTGGTACAATAGTTTTTAAGGGAGGTGTGAATTTATGGGTACACAGTACTATCAACTTATTTGTAAAAATGGTCACCAGATATCTTTCTGGCATAAATTAAACAGTGCTAAAGAAAGGTTTTGCGAAAAATGCGGTGAAACTACTTTCGAAACTTGTCAATCTTGCGACTTTCCGATTCATGGGTACAATTATCCTTCAGGGGTGCTTACAACAGGTCCAAAAACTTTCCCTATACCCTATTTTTGTAAAAACTGCGGAAAGCCTTATCCGTGGACTGAGTTAATCCTTAATAATGCAGTTGAATTAGTTTCTTTAGATGAAGAATTAACATCTGAACAAAAAGAAATTATTAAAAATGCATTTCCTGATTTAATAGTTGAATCACCTACTACACAAGTTGCGGTAGCGAAATATAAAAAGTTTATGCCTAAAGCAGCTACATACATCCAAGAAGGCGTTAAAACTATATTATTTAATGTAGTTAGCGCATCCGTTAATAAATCGCTTTGGGGTTAGGAGATCCACACCACTGACAATAATTATCTTTTTCTTGTATAGCACGGTTGCAATGTCGACACTTTATGTAACCGTGTCTTTTTATTAAGTACTTATCCCATAATCGAATAGGCATATATATGGGTATTTGTAAATAGATTTTTGCCCATCTCATTTTTTTCACTTCCTCCTTAGTAAGTAATAGATTAATAAACTAGATAAATTGAATAATACAATGCGCTTCATCATGCTTTGAAGCAAATACAACGCTATTATCAGAACCTCTGTTAGTGGTATAGCTCTTTTCGGAAAAACTAATAATTGACTCCTTTGTTAGAATCGATATCACTAAACCGTGCTCATCCACATAATCCAACGCCAAACTTTCAGCTTCTGCATCAATACTTATTACAGGCTCTGAGTCGTCATCGAAGTGGTAATATTCGATGTTAAACCTAACTCCCACTGTCTCCCGAGCTATTTCCCTCATTTTTGCATAGCTCTTTTTAAATGCTTCTGCGCTTTGTAATACTGCCATTTACAACAACTCCTTAATTTTATGAATCGCATTTTCGTAGTAACGGAATGATGGGATTTGCTTATCACTATGCCTTGCTTTATCCAATGCCCAAATACCATATTCATCAGTTTTAAGCCCATGCGCTTTAGCGATACGACCAACCTTATTAGCTGTTATACCTAATTGTTTTGCAATCTCTGTAGCTGTGTATGTCTTTTCTATTTGTGGTTTATAGCCTGTATCTTTATCCGTTAATACTTCTAATGCATTTACTCCTAGCAATTCAACTGCTACTGGAGATAAAGCATTGTTCTTTTGCATTTCAAGGATTAATTTAGCTTGGCGAGTTTTAGCGTTCAGCAACATTGCTTCCGCACGCTGTTTTTGAATTTGAAGCTTGTCCTGTTCGGTTTGTGGCTGAATAACTTGGTATTCGCCTTTGCGTAATTTAGATAACAGATCATATACCCAGTCATAAAATGAATTTGCTTTCGGTTGTTTGCTGTGTCGAATAATTTCGTAAATACCTTTTTCGTTGTAGATGACCGTTTCATACTTCTTTCCATCAGTACCTACCAACTTGGTAGTCACTGAAAATCTATCCAGCCTATCTTGGTATCTTTTATGCAATTTAGTAATCGCTGTGTTTGGGTCGGAATAATCTAATGCTTCCCCTATTTGATTCCTTGTCATAAACACATCATTGCTTTCATTTGTGTAAATGTTCATTTCATTACCTTCAAACATTTCTTTTACTGCTAGTGATAAATTCATTTTCTTTTCCTCCTACTAATCCCTTTCTGATAGAATGATTAGGAAAGGGGTGATAATGTGAAAGACATAGTCTTTACTTTGGAATTCGACGATGACCCAGCCAATTCTCGCGCAAACGAATACTTAGAAAAAGGTTGGACTTTATTACACGTCGGCACAAAAGTTGTTGATATTCACAATGGTCAGTTTTACTACAACACCACTTATGTTGTAGGAGCCAATCAAACCCAATATGACGATTACAAGAATGAAGAAGATGAGTTTGATGATTTTTAAAGATTCTTATTAATAGCTTCTTTATAAAGCTCTTCATCTGCCAAATGAAGGGCTTTATTTACTTTTACATAACTCAAGCCACTCTTTGAGCATTCTTCTTTAATTTTTTCTAATAAATTAAGCGTTTTCGGATTAAGTTCCACTCTTCTAACACTCGTTGGCATTCCATCAGATAATTGAATTCTTTTCATTTAGCTTCCTCCTTCAATCTATTTTTCAAACGCCTGTCCGCGCTTATTTTTATTACCATTCGTCCATAATTTCTTTCATTGCTTCTAAACTTTGCTCATAAAACCAAAACCTTTTACCCTTTTCCTTTCTTCTTTCAAGAAGCTTCATTCTTGGATCGTGTAAAAATTCATTTTCTAAGAAGGATTTACTCATGCACGTTCTTTTGGACATTTCTTCAATATCCCAAACAAAAAGTGCGCTTTTTAACGTTTCATCTAACTTTTCATTGATGTACTTCCTTATTTCTAATTGATCTACATCGATATTGACCTCCGCTATTGGCAATTAAGACACCTCCTTCATGTTTATGATTTTTAAAATCTTCTCTCTGACTTTCTTGCCATTTCTTTTTCCAAGAAGGATGTCAGATAGGTAAGGTCTGGAAATACCTAGCATTTTAGCTAAGTCTTTTTGTTGCATGTCGTTAAGTAATAGCCACATTTTTACCTTTTTCCCAAAATCATTTTCCATTTTATTCACACCCCCTACGCCAAGTTGTTTAATTAATAAGCTAAAAGATTAGCTAAAAGTGTTGACACATTTTAAACTTTAATGTAGAATACAGACATACCTAAATAAGACTTTAATAAGCCTATAAATAACATTTATTCCGTTCCCCAACGTCAAAAATGTATTTTAAGAGGTCGTATTTTTTTAATGTCTTTTTTAGATAATCAAATAGCTTACCTAGAGTATATTAAACTTTAAAATAGATGTCAACACTTTTCTTTATTAAAGTTTAAAAATAATCTTGGTCAGCAACTAGGATGGTTGATATGACTACGTTTGATAGAGTGAAAAAATTATGCGAAGAGCAGAAAATTTCAGTGGTAGAATTGGAAGAAAAACTAGGTTTTGGCAGAAACTCACTTTATTCATGGAAGAAAAAAACACCTAACGGAGCAAACTTAAAGAAAGTAGCCGATTTCTTCGATGTATCCACTGACTACCTACTCGGTCGCACAGACAAAAAAAGATATTATGATCTAACCGAGAAAGATGAACGCGAGATACAAAGAGAGCTTAAAAAAGTTATTGATGGTGAAGATGTAGATAATGCTTTCGCTGCTTTCGATGGAAAGGTGTTAGATGAACTAAGCGAAGAAGATAGAGAATTATTAATTGCATCATGGGAAAATACATTACGATTAACCAAAAGGCTAGCTAAGAAAAAATTCACATCTTATAAACATCGCAATTAGGGGTGTATTGGTTGATGGATATAAAAGAAAATGTGAGACAGCTCATTGAAAAATATCAAACTAATGATCCTTTCAGAATCGCAGAAGCATTAAACATAATAGTCGTATATGAAAATTTGGGTGATATTCTTGGCTATTATAGCAAGTCTCACCGTTTTCAAGTTATCCACATCAATGAAAATTCATCAGAAGAACAACAAGTTTTCACATGCGCGCATGAACTTGGGCACGCTATACTCCATCCGAGTAGTAATTCTTCTTTCTTAAAAAAACAAACGTTATTTTCAAATGAAAAAATTGAATTAGAAGCAAATTTTTGGGCAATGAGTTTATTGTTTTCATCTGTAAATGAATGCGTTACAAAAGAAGAAGCAATTGAACAATATGGCATTCCTATGGAATTATTAACTTCACACGCCCATAAAATTTTTTAACCACGAAACAGAACAAATGTTTCTTTTTTTTAAAGGAGGTGGTGCTGACACAATTATGCAACCGATATCTCCCCCCTATTTTGAACGCCTGTCCGCGCAAAAGAAGGGAAAGATAACGATGAAATTGTATAATAGTAAAAAAGATAAAGAGTTGTACTATTACTTTAATGCTAAAAAGGAAAAGTTATGGTGTTATAGACACAGATATTATGATGCATTAGGTAAGAGAAAGGAAAAATATAAGCAAGGTTTTAAATCAGAGGATGAAGCATATAGAGAGTTGTTGGATGTTAAAACAAACATTTTGAATGGTAATGTAAGACAAGTTGAAAAATCTAATTTAACAGTTGCGGAATGGTTAGACATTTGGTATGAAACACATAAAAATGAATGGAAGAAATCAACTAAAGATCATCGTAAAGGTGTTATCAAATCACGCATAAAGCCCTTAATTGGTAATTATAAACTAACACAATTAGATAAAACCACTTATAAACGAGTTTTTATAAATAAACTTTTAGCTCGTATGGAACCCAGCACTGTTCAATTACTGCATAGAATTTTTAAAGCCGCTATCAATGCAGCTGTAGATGATGAGATATTAGATAGAAACCGCTTCACCAAAATTAAAATTCAGAAAGAGAAAAAAGAAGATAGAAACTTCTTAACTCCTGATGAATTGAATATTTTTCTTCCGGCTGCCAAGAAGTATCTATCGATTACGAGTTACACATTAACATTATTGCTTACTTTTACCGGTTTCCGCAAGGGAGAAGCATTTGGTTTACAATGGAATGATGTTTGCTTCAAAAAGAAAACTATAACTGTAAACCGAACTAGGGATATACATGGCGTTCGCACCCCTAAGAGTGAAAAAAGCTATAGAAATATTAAAGTAGACGATGTATTGGTTAATCAGTTAAAAACATATCAACTTTGGTGCAAAGAAATTAAGTTGTCTTTAGGTTCGCATTTAAATGAGGATGACATAATTTTTATAAACAGAGACGGAAGACCATGCCATGACTATATACTAAATAGAGCGTTTAGAAACTTGTTTAAAAAAATAGGAATTAAAGAGATTACCCCACATGGATTGCGGCATACACATGCAACAATTTTAATCGGTAATCGCGTTCCTGTAATTGAAATAGCAGAACGTCTAGGTAATTCACCTCAAATGATTTACAATGTTTACGGTCATTCATTTGATAAGCTGGAAAACGAATCGGTAAAAGGGTTTACTAGCAGTGTGGATTTAGATGCAATACAGTAATTGGGGGAGGTTTTGGGGGAGGTTTATATTTTATCTCTCTCAAAGCCTTTGACATCAACGAATTTTCAAGGTTTGATATTATATATATAATATACTTTAGTATTGAATATTGCAAGGTACTAAAATAAAAAAATTCTCTTTGAAATTTCCTCACCGTACATTAACTGACCAAGCTTAAAACTTTGGGTGTAGATCCTATTCCAATACCAAATCATCCATTTTAAACATTCGTGCAAGCACCTTAATAAGCAACGACAGGTGCTGCTTCCAATGGCGATCCCGTTCCTACCTTGGGAGTAGTAAAACAAGGAATTAGGAAAGTACACTGTTCTTCGTAACCAATGGATATGACAAATGTACCATCTATGTAAAAACAGAAGGCAGCAATAAGCCACCTCCTTAACCAGTGAATACATCTTCCTCTGGATAACGGACCGATGATTGTCTACGTTTAGCAAAGACAAACGCCATGGTAAGCGGTCCTATTCTGCCAATAAACATCATTATCATAATGACTATCTTACCGATGGTAGTTAAATCTCCTGTTAAACCCATTGAAATTCCGACTGTACCAAAAGCAGAAATGACTTCAAATGCAATCGAAAGAAAAGGAGCCCTTTCCGTAATGGTTAATATGAAGATAGCTAAAAAGATTAAACTTATACTAATCATCATAATTGACAAAGCTCGGATAATAATATGAAGTTTTATCGTCCGTTTAAACGCTGTCGTTTCACTTTTTCCACGCAAAAATGAAGCAGTAGCTAAAAGCATAACAACAAACGTTGTCACCTTTATTCCACTTCCAGTAGAGCCACTACCCGCTCCGATAAACATAAGTAGCATCATTAGCAGTATAGAAGGTACAGTCATTTCAGTGATATCCAGTGAATTAAAGCCTGCGGTTCTTGGTGTAACTGCTTGAAAATAAGAGCCCCATAGTTTATCAACAAAAGATAAATTACCGATTGTTTCAGGATTGCCATACTCTAGGAAAAACAAGACGAACAATGCAATAATATTGATGACTAAGGTTCCAGATAGCATTAATTTGGAATGTAATGATAATTTTTGAAACCCTTTTTTATCCCAAATATCAACTAAGACGGTAAACCCGAGTCCACCTGTAATAAATAAGCTTGTAATTACAATATTTACAAGTGGATCCCCTACATACTGTGATAGGCTATCAGACCAGAGAGAAAACCCAGCATTATTAAAAGCTGATATGCTATGAAATAAACTTTGGTTTAAACCGTCAGACCAGCCAAACTCTGGAACCCATTTAAAAGATAAGCATAAAAAGGCAATTGCTTCAATCGTAATAGAAAAGATGAATAATAGCTTCACAAGTCGTAGCAATCCACCTAAAGAAGTTTGATTTAAATTCAAAGACTCCTGCGTTAATAGCCTTTGTCGCAAACCTATTTTCTTACGCATCATCATTAAAATGAGGACGGAAAATGTCATGAGTCCTAAACCGCCAATTTGCATTAAAAACATAATTACAATTTCTCCAAACAACGTATAAGTTGAACCCGTATCGACAACAACTAAACCAGTAACAGTTATTGCTGATGTAGCAGTAAACCAAGCATCCAACCAAGAAATCGGTTCATACGTGGCTGTAGGAACTTTTAAAAGTAAAGTTCCAATTAAAATTAAAAACAAGAACGTGATTGCAAGAATTTGAGGTGGATTAAAATAAATAATTATTCCACGTAATGGATGTAAAGAGATAATCTTCTTCAT